AAGCGGAGCTGAACAATCGTCTTTATCAGACGAAAGGTCAACGTTTTAAAAATGAAGAATTGATCGCATTGCAACTTGAGTATGGATGCACTGATTTTATCGATGAGCTTTGCCGGAGTGCTGGCGGCCATTTTGTGCCTGCACCAGTCGCAGGTGAATTGGACTCGGTAGAAATCTCAACCTTGCAACTGCGTGAGCTGTCCGCGCGTGGATTATTGTTTGAGGCATTAGAAAAAGCGCTGGCGGACGGTGAAATCACCACCGATGAAGAAGACGTGATCCGCAAATTATTAAACAAGCATTTAGCGGCGACACAACACTCAATCGAGTGCGTGATCTCGCTAAATAAACGGCAATAAAAAACCACGGCTGCAACCGTGGTCTTTACACTCACAAGGAGTAATTAATGAATCAATTAATCGTTATTGATAATACAAAAATCAAACAAGATAGTCAAGGGCGCTACTGTTTAAATGATTTACACCGAGCAAGCGGCGGAAACCCTATTCACGCACCAAGCCAATTTTTGCGCCTTAAAGGCACAAAAGACTTTGTATCGGTGTTAGATAGCCACAATGCAAATATGCATTCTGCCTTAGAAATCATCAACGGTGGAACAAATCAAGGTTGCTACGCTGCGGAAAAGCTAGTTTACAAATACGCTGCGTGGATTAATCCAGAATTTGAAGTAAAAGTTTATGATACTTTTGACAAGGTAGTGAAAGGCAAATTACAACCAAATCAAACCGCACTTATCCCGCAATCATTTTCCGAAGCATTAATGCTTGCCGCTCAATTACAAGCGGAAAAAGAGCAGAACGCGCCGAAAGTAGAAGCTTTTGACCGCTTGGCCACTGCAACTGAAGGCGCAATGAATCTTACCAATGCAGCCAAACACCTCCAAATGCAACCTAGAGCATTTAACCAGTTTTTATTTGCTAATGGGTGGATTTATAAGCGCACTGTCGGATCTGCTTGGATTGCTTATCAAGACAAATTGCAACGTGGTTATTTAGAGCATAAAGCACACCCTGTCACACAACCTGACGGGACAGAAAAAAATCTACCCTCAAGTTTTAGTTACGGCCAAAGGGCTAGCAAAACTATCCACAATGTTAAATAAGGCGGCTGCGTAATGAGTAAATTTATCCCCAACGCTTTTCAAATCCCGAATTCCGTCATAGATGAGCTACTAGAAAAACTAACCTGCGCAGAGCTTAAATGTTACTTATTTGTAGTTCGAAAAACAAAAGGCTGGAATAAAGAATCAGACAGTATTTCAGTTAGTCAATTCATGGAAGTGACAGGGCTTAGTAATCGTTCTGTTATAACTGCTTGTGAATCACTTGTTGAAATGGGATTACTTGAGCGTTCAGGTGGTGAACGCAAATTGAATACTTATTCAGTGAAAGCGTTTGAGATTCCACAAACTGGTGAAAAAAGTTCATCAGATACAACTGGTGAAAATTTTTCACAAACTGGTGAAAAAAGTTCATCAGATACAACTGGTGAAAATTTTTCACAAACTGGTGAAAAAAGTTCATCAGATCTGGTGAAAAAAGTTCACACACAAAATAACAATAAAAACACTATACAAAATATCAATAAAAAAAATACCAAAAAAAGCGAATCGGATTTGCTTGCTGAATTTGGAATCGTTGGTCAGCTTGCTGAAGATTTTCTTAAACTCCGAAAAGCCAAGAGCGCGCCAATTACTGAGACTGCACTTAAAGGCTTTCAACGAGAAGCTGCCAAGGCTGGGATATCGCTTTCTGACGCAATCACAATCGCTATTGAGCGTAACTGGCGCGGATTTAGCGCGAGCTGGAATTGGCGTGATGACGACATGGCAATGGCTGCAAACACCAGAAAAACAAGCTCCTTTGCTGATGATGGTTCTTGGGCTGTAGGCAGGAAATTAAATATCGATCCTAACTTGATACCGGAGGAATTGAGATGACAAACGTTACCAAAATGCAAGCTGAGGGAAGTGCGGTTAAAAAATCCAATATCCCAGATAATGCCGTTCGTTTGATTGATCGAATGTTTATCCGATTAAAATCAATTTTTCCAGCGTGGAAGCAGGCGTTTGCCAGTGAAGCTGAGTATAACGAAACAAAGCAAGTTTGGCTCGAAGAGTTATTCAAGGCTGGCATAGTGAATCCTCAATCCCTAAAAAGAGGATTGGATTTGGCTGCAAAATCCGAAAGCCCATTCTTCCCTAGTGTAGGTCAATTCATTGCTTGGTGTAACAACTACAACAATCACGAATTAGGATTGCCAACACAAGACGAGTTAGAGGCTAGACTTCAAAAATACTTTGGTTACGCAAAAGAACCTCACAATTTCAAATTCCGCTCAAAGGCTGAATATTATTTGCTTAAAACCATTTATGACGGTTACAGCAAGAAGAAATGGGAAGATTGCCAAAAGGCTATGCCGAAAATCCTTGCCGAAGTAGTTGATAAAGCTCGCACTGGATTTGAATTTCCTCAAATCCCAGAACTGCTAGAGCAAAAGCCAAAAGTTATTCCTCCAGAAGTATCAAAAAACGGTGTAGCTAAGATTAAAGAGATTATGGGGATTGCGTAAATGACAGAACAAAAATTTGATAAAGATACATGGCAAACACCGAAGTATTTTTTTAATTGGCTAAACAAGCGCTTTGATTTTGATATTGATGGCTGTGCGAATGAGCATAATGCTCTTTGTCTAAATTGGATTGGCGAGGGTAGTTCACTCGGTAAAGACTTTTTAGATACAAAAACACCTTACCCTTATCGCAATCTGAGTTTTTATGTCAATCCCCCTTACTCTGATGTAACTCCATTTTTGAAGGCAGCAAAGGAGTTAAGAGATAAAGGGCATTTAGTTGTGATGTTACTCAATAACGATAAATCAACACAGTGGTATCAAAACCACATTCACAACGTGGCAAATGAAGTGATTGATATTACAGGTGGACGAATTGCATTTATTCATCCAGTAACAGGTAAGGAAATAAAAGGCAACTCAAAAGGACAGATGGTCGTAGTCTTTGATCCAACAATGGAAGACTTTGTCACACGTTCAATTAGCCTTGATTTTATTAAAAAGGTTGGTGGGTATAGCAAATGAGTTTTGAGGAACATAACAATCGCAAGAAAGCGAATAAGTTTGCTGAGTACATCACGGGGGAATCTTTGCGCCGATATTTGGCTGGTAAAGTCGAGAAGTACTTAGGTAAAAATCCAAGTGTTTTTGATGGTGCAGCAGGCAGTGGACAGCTTGAGCAGTATATTAAACCTAGTGAGTTCATTGCGGTGGAAATTCAGTCGGAATCATGTGCGGCATTGGAAAATAATTATCCAGATGCTGAAATTCATAATATGAGTTTTTTCTTGTATCAAAGCGAGCAAAAAAGTGATTGTGTTGTAATGAATCCGCCTTTTTCACTTAAATTTAAAGAGTTAAGCGCGGAAGAGCAGGAAGCCATCACGGCCGAATATCCTTGGAAGAAGTCTGGCGTAGTTGATGATATGTTTATGTTAAAGGGGCTAGCTAACACTAAGCGATTTGGCTTTTTCATCATGTTTCCCGGTATTGGATACCGTAACACGGAAAAGAAACTTCGTGAGCTTATTGGGAATCAATTAGTCGAGTTGAATTTGATTCAAAACGCCTTTGAAGATACGCCAATTTCAGTGCTTTTTTTGGTGGTCGATAAAACCAAGTCGGATAACAAAACATGCCGTGAATTGTATGACTGTGCCACGAATAAAATAATTAACGCTGATGAATGGTTAATTAATTCTGATAAATGGGACACGGTTTCACCTCCAGAGCCACCAAAAGAAAAGCTAGATCCAATGAAATTAGAATTGATGTCACAAGCTCAATTAAAAGAGCAAGTGAGAACTCAAGTTCAATTTAGCCGTTTGGTATTTGATTTGGAGCGTTGGCCTAGAAAAGATTTTGAGAAATTTTGCGATGATCTTTGCGATGTTATCCAACACGAGAAAAAAGAACCAGGGCTACCTCCATTAGGGATGATGCTATGAGCCAATACAGACAATTCTTTCTACGTTCAAACCAAGTGCGGTTGAATTGCATTGAGTTTATCAAAGATCTGCCAACGGACGATAAAAAGCCGTTGGTTATCAAAATCCAGCAGATGACACGCAACCTTGAGCAAAATGCCAAGTTTCACGCCATGTGCCAAGACGTGGCGAACCAAGCCGAATTTATGGGACGCAAACTCTCAATGGAACAATGGAAAGTCTTGTTTATCTCGGGCCACGCAATCGCAACGAATCAAAAAGCCGACGTGGTGCCGGGTCTTGAGGGCGAATTTGTGAATATCCGTGAGAGCTCGGCAAAAATGAGCGTGAGCAGAATGGCGAGCCTTATTGAATATGTCACAGCTTATGGTGTGGCGAACGGGGTTAAATTTAACGATAGATGGGGATTTTGCGGACGATGAAAAACATTGATTGGAACTGGATTGCGTATTTAGTTTTTTTAGTATTTGTTATTTGGTCGGTTAATTGCACCGGACAGTGATTGAGGTAGAGACCATGGTTTTATTTTTGATTGCATTTTCGGCTGTCCTGTTTTTTCTTTTCGACCAGCCCCTTGCGGCTATCCTTATTTTATGTGGAGCCTGTTGGCTTTCCGGCTGGTATTTTGCTCACAGTACGGTTGCAACAGAGTGTGAGAGA